GTGGCAGGCCATAGGTGCCATCTCGAGCATCGTTGCGCTCGCTCACGACAGGATCGCCATAAACGATAATCGGGTCGCGCTCGCAGGGGATTGACTTATAAGTGAGGCCCGAGTTATCGGGCAGGCCAGTAGATGAGCTGATCGAGCCGAAAGCAGTCTCGATTGCTACGCTGAGAGATCGATGAGTTACGCTCATGCTGATGCCTCCAAATAAAGCAGATCAAAGGGTAAAGAGAGCACAAGCGCTGTGATCTCTGATGTCGGGTCTAGTAAGGGCTCAGTGACAGGCTCGCCCGGTATTACACTGACGATGCCTGTATTGGCGAGATCATACTGAGGGCCTTTGAGCGTCGTGAGGAGCTTTGCGGCATCCTCAGCGATGAGGCGCTCGAGGTAGTGCAGCTCGCCTATATCATAGCGCACTCTGAGCACGACGCGAGCTCGCCTGCGACCTGAGAGCCCAGCCTCGCCATCATCGATCGCAAAGGCATCGAGCCTCAGCTCAAAATACCTCATCGTGTTTTGATGATGATCGAGAGGCCCGACTCGGCCTGAACTGTTAATCGCGACAAAGCCATGATGCAGATCAGTCTTAGGCAATACAGCCTCGATCTGATCCTCGAGGTATGTGAGCGCTGCGTTGATGCCTTGACTCATCGGGCCTTACCTTTGATTTTCTTAGTGAGCTCAGCCTGCACTGCTGAGACTAGCACATTCACATCGCGAGGAGATAGACCGAGAAACTCGCGCTCGGCATTAACATCATAACCATAGTGGCGAACATGAGCAGCGAGGCCGATGATAAAGCGACTCGCAGTCGCATCGAGCACGACGAGATTCTGCATCAGCGCGCCTGATAAGGTGAGGTCGACCAAGGCGCTCGAGCCGACACCATGCCGACGACTCTCTCGCTTATACTGATCATAACCACCAGCATAAAAGACAGTGCGACCGGTGCGCGACTTGCGCCCACCTTTAGGCTTTAGGCGAGCTCCTCTGAGAGGGATATAGATTGGTCGAGTCGAGTATGGTGCAAACTTGCGTCCATCTGCATCGATGCCCTGCGACGTGCGCAGCTTAATGGCTGCAAGCGTATTCTGAGCGAGGCGCGCAGAGTCTTTCGCAGTCCATAAGCTTGAGGGCAGATTCAGATTGATGCGCGCTGCCATTTAGTGCCTCATGCCTCGAGTCGGTGTAAAGGTCTGGTCGTATTGGGTCTTGCTGTAGCTGCGCCATGATGCGCGCATATCTCTGAAGCTGCCGCCTTTCTTTGCGATGTCGAGCTCTCCCTCATCGACTATGTTATCGCCATCTCGATCGAGGGCGAGTGAGCGCAGGCTGATGTCGAGGAGCTGCATGCAGCGCTCGCGCATGGCGTTTGCTGTGTCGAGCTGATTGATCGCCTCATACACTCGAGCCGCTGTGCAGTATGCGTGAGCATTTGCAAAGCTCTCAGCGTTAAATACCTCATCTTCGGTTACATCGACCTCATCTTTAAGGTGATCTCGGATCATGAGGATGATCTCTTGCAGACTGGCATCGATCTGAGGCGAGAAGCTGCTCTGCCTCCTCGGCACCATATCTGCGAGCTGTGGAAACTGCCCGACTAGATCATCATGCGAGAGCCCGGTATCAAATGGGCGAGGAGTGACCTTAAGCAAGCCTTTTGCGAGGCGCTGCTCTGCCTGCTGTCCGAGGTCGAGCTGATAGCTGACCTGCCAGGGATAATACCCAGTTGTGTTAGTGATCGAGCTGGGCACAGTCGCATAATAGAGCGCAAAGACAAGCGAGGCGCTTGCGCTCAGGTCGATCTCTCGAGGCAAGGGCTCAGCTAAGATCGCAGTCGTGCCGACCATACGCACGACTGTAACCGAGTAGATCGTATCGCCATCGGTAACGAGATGAGCCTTGATCTGATCAGCCTGCAGCGCTGTGGCTTGGCTGTCGACTGTGAGGGTGCGTCGGTCATTACCGATCGCTGATACAGTCGCATCGGCTCGAGTCTGAGTCATGACCACAGCTGAGGAGCTGCCGACTGTGAGCGAGGGTGCCGAGCTGAGAGGGCCGGGCGCGACCCACTCAAATACCATCGCCTGACCTGTTATCGATTTAATCATCTCGCGCCTCCTGCGTTGGCTCGGGTGATGTCTTGCGCTGTGGCCTTTGTAAGGTTCGCAGCTTCAAAGAAACTTTCGGTGATGGGTGACCAACTATGTCGGCAGTTATAGCCGCCTCCATAAGTTTTGACTGGCAGGCCCTGCCCATTATTAAGCCGCCTCATTTGCTTTTCATCGACCACCTTATTGATCAGAGGTCGGCAAAAGTCACGAGTGACACCATCTCGAGGGCCTGTGTATAGATACAGGTCGAGCTCAAGCTCAGCAGCTGCCGAGGCTTGAGCGCTGCGCCCGACTGAGGCGAGCTGAGTGCGAGCGACTGTGAGCTGCCGACCGGTCGACTGCTCGAGGCGCTGTGCTAGTGGCGTGAGTGCCTGAGCTACAGGCACACCCACCGAGATCGATTGCAGAGAGGCGCGCACCGAGGCGAGCGAGTCTGGCAGAATAACATCATCAAAGACAGCCTCAGCCGCGCTGATACCGACCAGCCCGATCTCAGGCATGTCACCTATATCAGCGCCTGCGACTATGACTTGCAGGGTGTCGAGTGCCGCATCAATGATGCGCTGCTCGGCTTGCATAAAATCATCGACTGCGAGGCCGAGGCCCGAGCGCACGATGAAATCGAGAAGCTGCTCTCGAGGTAGTGAGAGGAGCTGCTCAGCTGATGTGAGCTCAAGCGCGCTGCGCAAGTTGCTCACCATCTCTCGCTTTGCGAGTTTGAGCGCGAGCGCCATCTGTCGCTCGGCTCTTACCTCTGCCTTAAGCTCTTTGACTTTGGCGAGGATAAGGTCGCGCTTCGGCCCTGGTGGTAGCTCACGCGCCTGCGCGCTGAGATCCTCGATCGCTAATTGATCAGCGTCTTGTCTCTCAGCGAGCAGGGTTGCATGAGGTCGACCACATGAGCAGAGCACTATACCTCAGAGGCCTAGAGGCAGTCAGTCAAGACAAAGCCGAGGTTGCCATCGATGACCTTGATGAGGTTGCTCTCATCGGCCCAGACGTTACGACGGGTGAGGTCGAGAGCGTCATACTGCCCTGCCTTCATGTCCTCAAAGACCATGTTAGCGGCAGCGACAGGCATCATGCGCACGCCCGACTTGCTCTGCACAGCGTCAGAGCCATGCAAGATGCCCATAAAGAGGCTGTCGTTTGTCCAGATGTAACCCTCTGAGCTAGACGCACCGGGCACTGCAGTATCTTGGCGAGCTGCACCGACGAGGATGTTAGAGATCCCGAGGATATTGCGCAGGGTGCTGATGACAGCCTCATCGCTGAGGATAAGGTTGCCGCTCGCAACACCATTAGGAGTCGTGCCAGCTTGGAAGTAGCCGCGCAGCTCAGGAGAGCGAGCGAGCGCCCTAAAGAGAGTGCGACCCATGATGAGGCTGTCAGGGTTGATCCCATGGCTGTTCTCAAAGACAGTATCTTTGAGCTCGTGCAGGTATGAGAGAGGCTCAGCGCCTGCAGCATCAAACTTGCCACCAAACTGAGCGGTCGAGGTCGCAGTGTTGAAGTTAGCCCCATCAAAGAGGACATCGGCAGCGCGCTTCTCGCGAGCGAGCTTCATGACGCGAGCGACTTTCTTGACGATGCGCGCCTCCTCAGAGCCGGGATACTGCGAGTCGATGATGTCCTCCATCGCGATGCTATCCTCGGAGCTGTAGATCTCGCACTTGTAAGTCGTGCTAGTACGATCAAAGCCACCGATGCGAGCGCGAGAGGCACCGGGCGCACGCTGCAGGTCGAGGCCTGCACCTGCACCCATAAAGTTGCGGCTCGTCTCGAGCAGGAGAGTACCAGAGCGCTGAGGCACCTTGATGTTCTCGAGGACGCGATCAGCGATGAGCTGTGAATCGCTTGGGACTGCCTCAGCGACAAGGTTTGTTAAGATCTCGTCGACTGGGTGAATATTACGATATGAGCTAGCCATTTAGATCACCTCCTAAATTAAGCGAGTGGTGCGAGGCCGCGCTGAAAGACGATCGAGAACTGATCATCAGCAATGGCGCTGAGCTGGTTGATGTTGGGGAGGCTGAAGCCGACTGGGTAGTGAGTCGAGGCTGCCGCCTGCACAGCGCCTGCAGTCGTGACTGCGAGCACAGTGTCTGAGGTGAGGGTGAGGCTGCCGCCTGCGATCACGCGAGTCTCGCCTGAGACGACAACATCGACGACATCACCGGCAGAGCCAGCGCGCTGCGCGACTCCGATGATCGTGTTAGCGGTTGGGTCTGATGCGACTGCGATCTTGCCTGCGCTATCAATAGCGACCAGCGCAAACTCAGTAACAGCAGAGGCGCACACAAATGACTTGATGAGCTGATTCATGCTGATCACTCCTTAGTTAAAGACGCTATTGTAAGCGTCTGGGTTGTTGTCACGGTAGATGTTGAGGGCCTCGCTGAAGCTGAGATTCTTCTCGGCTGCGAGTGCCTTGACCTGCTCAGCGAGCGTTGCCTTATTGAGCTCTGCGCCTGATGCGCCATGCCCGATCTCAGCGAGAGGCACTGCGCTTGATGCAGGGCGCTCGCTGAACATCTGCCAGAACTCAGGCATCTGCTCGCGCACGTCCCAGGCGCGCTTGGCTGCGCCCTCCTCAGAGGGTGCGACCTTGCCCTCGCGCAGGAGAGCTGAGACAGCCTCACGACGCTCGACATCGCGCTTTTCAGCCTCGATCACCTCGAGGCGCTCTGAGAGCTTCTGATTTTGAGCGCGGAGCTGCATGACCTCAGCGAGGACATTAGGCGCAGCCTCGCTGAGCTGTGCAGGCTCGCTCATCTTGTTCTCTTTGTCCTTGTCATAACCGAGCTTCTCGGCCTCAGCCTTATCATCCTCAGAGGGCTTCTCTGCCATCTCCTCAGACTCCTCGGCCTCGAGCTCGCCTGCGAGCTTGGCCTCAGCCTCGCTGCTCATATCCTTAAGCTTCTGCTCGAGCTCCTTGACCATCGCATCTTTCGCAGCGAGGGCAGCTCTGAGCTCATCGACTGACATGGCGTTCATATCCATAGTCTCTTGCTCCTGTTCGTTTAGAGTTACCCGATCGATCTTGCTGTGCGATTGGGCTGGTCGGGGTGTAAGAGTGATGGCGAGGAGCTGAGCATCGCCCACCTTATCGCCACCATCTCGAGTAAATATCTCGCCATGCAAATACTCAGGCGATGACCACAGCACGCCACCGGCATCAGCGACGACTTTAAGGCCTCGCTCGTTATATGCAGGCACTGCGTAGAGGCCATCAGAGCGCAAGTCGAGATCAACAATCATGCCGAGCGCGTTGCCCGACTCAGGTGGTGCAGGTGTGCCACCATTAAAGGGCGAGGTCGCGTGCTGCCAGTCGATGATAACCGGGTCGCTATCCCTGCGCTCATAGTACACTCGGCACATCTCCTCGAGGAGCTCTTGAGAGACAGGCGAGCCAATGGCCTCGCCATTCATGCGCGAGCTGACTTGACCGAGCGCGAGCGTCTTAAATGGCTTGCCGATCGTGAGGCCCTCTGGCACCTCATACGATGGGCGCTCGCTGAGCTGTACTGCCTCGCCATAGGCGCGCAGGGTTGCCTTTTCATCTGCTGCATCCATCTGCTTGACCACCTTTCGAGCCCAAGCAAAACCGGCATCACCTCCCCAACCATCCCAAGCTTGCCGACCTTT